GAAGAATGCGTTTTCTGTTGGTTTTTTTCTTGGCCGTGAGTAGTGTGTTGGTTGTTATTAATTCAACCGGGGGGAATGAATTGAGTTTGGTAAAGGAAAAGGCGGGAGAACGTTTCAAAGAAGAACGTGAACGTCTGGGCTATAGAACACGTGATGAGTTATCAGAAGCTTGTGGCATCGAAATCAGTCATATCATTCATTTTGAAGACAGGAATGTTCGTACCAAACAGATTGAACATATACACCAGTTATCAAAACTGGGATTTGACCATGGTTACTGGATGGCTGGCAGAAGACTTTCAAAAGATAGATTAAATCCAAAAAACAACATCATTCTGGATATTTGGATGAATGCAGACGAAGATATTAAGAAGAAATTCCAGTCCCTTTTCGATCAGGTCTATTTCATAGACGAAAACGAATAAATAATCAGGTCAGAGATTTGAATAACTCAATTGTTATTGCTGTCATTTGCTCAATCATAACTATAACCATAGCAACTGTTTTGTTGATGATTAGTCATTATCATCCCGATACTTTTAATGACATACCCAAAGGGGCGTGGCTGACATTTTTTGGCGGAATTATTGGAGCGGGATTTGCTGTGGGTGGCGTTTATTGGGCAACACATAAACAAACCAATATTGCTGAACAGGCATTAATTAAAGCGCGTGAACATCTTGAGCTTGAACAGATTAAACACAGTATCGAACAACAAAACAAAATTGAGGTAGCTTCATTAACTCTCATCGTATCGTTAGAAGAACTTCAACCAAGACTAGGAAGCTGTAGAAGCGCGGTTATTCCAATATTTATAAGAACAAGGAACCGCCAGCAATCATTCGATGATCTGGATTTTTTTGAGCGTACTTCTAGAGACATAGAAAAGATTATTAATGATCGTGAATTGATACCTATAAATAATCTAGCGCAGTATATTTCTGATATTCCGTCTGATATCAAATCTGATTTGTTAAATCATATTAATAATGAGCGGAGGGTGTATTTAGAAGAATTATTAGAATTATTTTGGACGTGCCAATCATTTATAGGTGCTTCCGAAAATCAGGATCATTTTTTTGATGAGCTAAAGAAAGAGACTCAAAACGTGCTGAAATTTATACACGCTTATCAGGATCAAAATAGAGAAATTATACAACGTTTAAGAAATTTGATTAACATATAAATATCGGAAAAAAATAAGGACCAAAGCTGTTGCGATGGTCCTTTTGTGATTTCAGTCACCATTTTCTCTATACGGCGAAAATGGTCATCAATTACTGATCAGCACCTCGCCGGCTTTGCTGGTTTGGTTGGCGGCGATTGAGTAGGTGGTGGTTACGGCGTCGATTTGAAAGGCTTTGAATATTTCGCGGACTTCGGGGCGGTCGTTAAGGCTCAGGATAAAGCGGCCTTTTATGTTTTCCAGTATCATTGCCATGGTTTCGAAATCTTCGCGGCTGAACAGGTCTTTCCCATAGTCGTTTTCATTGCCGTAATAAGGCGGGTCCAGATAGAACAGGATATCAGGGCGGTCATAGCGCCTGATGAAATCCTGATAGGATAACGCCTCTATTACGACACCGGATAAGCGGGTGTGAAGGTCTTCCAGCATGGTTGCCAGCTTGGTGATATCAAATCGTCCAGGTCGATCGGCAGAAACACCAAAGTTATGGCCGGATACCTTCCCGCCAAAGGCTGTGCGTTGTAGATAAAAGAAACGCGCTGCGCGTTCCAGATCGGTCAGGGTTGCTGGATTGGTATCAACCAAGCGATCAAACTCGACACGGGTGGTTAGCTGGAATTTCATCATATCCATAAAGGCCACATAATGACGCTGCAGGATCCTATAGAATGTTGCTAATTCCTGATTGTAATCGTTGATCACTTCGGCTTTTGGTTTTTGATCACGCCGCAGGAAAATTCCGCCCATTCCAACAAAAACCTCGGCATAGATCTTATGGTCGGTTTCATTGATCCGTTTAACAATCAACTTTGCGAGGCGGGATTTTCCGCCAAGGTAGGGAGCAACGGGTTTAATCGGGGTTACATCTTGAAAATAAACATTGTTTGACAATGATCGAGTCCATTTTTTACTGAGTATCCGCCCTGATCGGGGTAGGCGGACGACCAAGCTTGGCCAGTAAGGTTGTGGGTGTTAGCGCACCCGGCTTGAAGGTCTAGCCACCTTCATCCCCGCCTATGGCCACTCTCGACCTAGGCGAGAAAATCTCTTATTTCATTTTGTTTGATTTCTTATCCCCACCCGCATCATCATCCAGTCCCTCGATCACATAGGGATCAAAGCTCACTATTTCTTCGCCCATCCAGTCGTTTAGGCTTGCGAAGGCTTCTTGCAGGGGGATTAGTTCGTTGCGGTTGAAGACTGCGGCGGCTTCTTTAACAGGGCCAAAGCCGCCGGTGTTGTTGGGGATGATGCCCATGAGCTGGGGCGGGACGCGGTGTGCGGTCAGTACATCGTCGCGGGTGACGTTTTTGATGTTCAGGAATTCATCTTTTGCGCCAACTTCTGCGATCGGGATCAGTTTCATGCCATCGGCTTTTCCACCCGGGGCGTAGGCAAACAGGTTTTGGAAATTACCGGGCCCTTTGGCGTTTTTCAGGGCTTCACGCATAGCGTCGATATCTTCCGGGTTCAAGCTCGGATCGGTCAGGTAGAGAATAAAGCCGGCATGGGATCCGTTCTCATAATATTTACGGCGGAAAAGGGTTGCGCTTTCGTTCAGCAGGGCGGAGTTCAATGCAGCCAAGTATTTGGGTAAGCCATATATTTCCTGATTAATATCAGGCTCCCTTAGATGGAAAATACTGTTCTGTTTGAATTCATGTTCCCGGCCTGCTTCATTTAGATAGAAAAATCTACCTTTGCCGACGCGGGTATATTTCGCCAAAGGCGGTTTTAGCTCATAGGTTCCGCCCAGACCGTTGGGGATCCGTTCCAGAAAAGAATTGCCGAAAAAGAGATAATCCATGACCCATTGCTTGAAGGATTGAAGTGGGAAATACCTGTGGACACGATAGCAGCTGGCGATAATGTTTTTTTTGACTTCCAATGCTGAAGAATGATGCGGATTGGCGTTTTCTGTTTTTGCCAGTGCATCAAAGGAAATTGGTGGTGTGTAGTATTTACCGTTCCATGATGAATGGTAAAATCCCAACAGATCCCGCCCGGTTAAAACAGGAACGGGATCCCCGAAGGTAAATGCTGTCGCGGTGGGCTTGTGATCCTGTTTCAAAGTTTGGCTCATGTTCCGTATATCTCCACAAAGGATTTGTTGTCGTTGCGAGGTTCATCAATGGGTTTCAATCCCTCGGCCTGAAGGGCGTGCATGCTGGCCCACGCGATATCGGCGTGGCCTGTTTCTTCTGTGCGGCTGGCTTGGAAGGTGGTCTGTTTGCCCGATGCCGTTGGTGTTTTTCGGATGGTCATGTAGGCAAGGGCAAAATCGGACCAACCGGAATCAAATTCCATGCGCCGGCGCGAAATAATCTGATGGGCTTTCAGTACAAGACGGTTTTTGACTTCGACTGAATAGGAAATTGACATGGCCATCGGGAAGAAGTCCTTGACCAGTTCGAAAACCCCCAGACCAATGGTGCTAGTATCAATGCCGATATGAACCACATTGTATTTTTCAGTCAGGCGTTTGATACCATTGGACTGACTTTCAAAATCAGTGTCATGCCATGTGATTTTTTCCAGACAGCGGTATTTCCCCCCCTCGACCAATGGCGGTGCGATGACGACAACCGCGGCGGCGTCTTTGAAACGGCTGGGGTCATACCCGATCCAGACCGGATTATCGTGATAAGGTCGGGCAGCAAAAGGATCGATGTCTTTCCAGTTTGTCCAACTATCGACCATGCATTTTTCAAGGTCGGCCATTTTGAAAAAGCTGATGTGATCATCAACAAACTGGCACATATAGAGGTTTTGGTAATCGTGTTCGTTGTATTCCAGTTTGAGTGCATCGATATCGAACAGGTCACAGCCACCTTTGGCAGCATCTTCGATTGTGACGATCTGACGCCACTGACCATCTTCACACAACATGCCGTCTTTCAGAGCGGCATGGCTGATATCAATCTCTATGCGATCAGCTTTTTTGCGTCCCTTGTTGAAGCTTTCCCCGTTAAAGAAAGGATAGGCTTCGTGCCCGACAGTCGACGGTGTTGAAAAATAGGTCTGGGTCCATTTCTTGTGGGATGCCATGGCGGACGCCACTTTCTTGAATTCCGCAAAGCGCGGGATCCAGAAATATTCATCCATGTAGATATGACCGTGATAGGACTGGGCCGTTCTGGAATTAGTCCCCAGAAAATAAAGAGTTGCCCCGTTCCACATTTTAATGGGATCGCCGCGGAGCTCGACATCGCAAACATCCTTGACCCATTGCAGAATATAGTGACGGAACACATGGGCCTGTGCCTTTGAAGCCGACATGAAAATTTGATTGTCCCCAGTCTCTATCGCGTCCAGAAAAGCTTCTCGGGCAAAATACCAGGTCGCACCGATCTGACGGGATTTAAGCAGATTACGAATGCGGAATTTCTTTCGCGCCTTGGCCCATTTCTTCTGGTACCGGAACAGGGATTTTTCGAAATCGTCCTTCAGGGCCTGAATCTGTTCTTCGGTCAGGAAGTTTTTGTTTTCCTGTTTCTTCTTGTTGCCCTTGTTCCGGTTTTTGACTTTCGGGTTTAAATCCGCTTCATTGCCACCGCTTGAATATTTGATGATCCGGGCGGTGCGTTCCAATATCCGGGTTAGCTTGTCGAGTTCGTTATAATCCCGATCGCTCTTTTCTTCCTTGGCGATAAGCTGATTGACACGAATATGGATATTGCTTTCTACTTGGACAACAACGGTGGCTTCATCCCACTTGTCCCGACGTTTCCAACTGTCGACCGTGGGATAGCGAAGATTAAGGGCCTTGGTAATTTCCGTGATGGTATAGCCTTGCCAGTAAAGCGATCTGGCACGAGTACGGGAATTCAGGTCTGTGATGTTGGTGTCATCTTTGTTTGGCATTCCCAAAAACTAGCCAAGAACTGAAAACACTACCCGCACCTGACGGTTGGTTTGTCCGTAAACCAACCGGGGAACAATTGCATTCTGTCAGATTTTCGACCGACCATAGGGTGAAATTAGTCACTTATGATCTCGAAATCCAAAGGCTGTCTGAATATGCTGCGTTCCAAATTTTATCGTGTTGCGACAAGTGGTAAAACCGTTGATGGGCGGGACATTTCCCCGCAACAGATCGACCAGATGGCCACGAATTATGATCCAAAAAAATATGGTGCCCGGATTTGGATGGAACATTTACGATCTTTGATGCCGGACGGTGCCTTTAAAGCCTATGGTGATGTTATTGCGTTGAAATCCGAAACAGGCAGCGATGGCAAACGTGTGCTTCTGGCCCAGATTGCTCCAACCCCTGAACTGGTAGAAATCAATCGCAAGGGACAGAAGGTTTTTTCTTCCGTTGAAATCAATCCGAATTTTTCTGACACCAACGAAGCCTATCTGATGGGCCTTGCGGTGACAGACAGTCCGGCATCGACGGGCACGGAAATGATTAAATTCTGTCTGGAAAACAAAGACAAGTTCAGCCACGGATCAGAACTGGAAGATGCGATTTTTTCTGATGCTCTGGAGGTTGAAAATCTGGAGTTTACAGAAGTAGATGACACCAGTGATGGCAAGACTTCCTTCGCCGATAAAATCAAGGCGATGTTTACGGCAAAGGATAAACAAACAGATCAGAACTTTGCCGATATGCGTGATGCCGTGATGGAATGTGCCACCGCAGTTTCCGATGTGAAAGACGATATCAGTAGCAAAGCATCCGCCGATGACGTCGCGGCCCTGGAAAAGAATTTCAAAGAGCTTTCTGCCAAGATCGAAGATTTGAGCAAACAGGCCAAACAGCCGGATCAGGAATACAAACAACGCCCGCCATCCGATGGAACCGGCGATCATGCAATGACTGACTGCTAAGACCAGACACCAGATACATAACAAGAGCCAATTCACGCGCCTTCCAATTAATTCCGGATATCCAAGATGAAAAACGAAACCCGCATTCTTTTTGATAAATATGTCTCACAGGTTGCCCAGTTAAATGGTGTAACAGATCCGACCAAAAAATTTGCCATTGAACCAAGTGTTGAACAAAAACTGGAAAAGCGTGTTCAGGAACAAGCTGATTTTCTGGGCGAAATCAATGTGGTTCCGGTTGATGAGATTACGGGCGAAAAACTTGGCTTGGGAACCACCGGCCCAATTGCAAGCCGGACAAATACAAATGAAAATGATCGTGTTCCCCGTGATATTCATGATTTAGATGATCGTGATTATCTCTGTAAAAAGACCGATTTCGATACTCTAACCAAGTACGCGACGATCGACATGTGGGCCAAATTCCCGGAGTTCCAAAATCTGATGCGTGATAATGTTATCGCACAGATTGCCCGTGATCGCATGATGATTGGCTTTAACGGTACCAGCCATGCAGTCGAAACTGACTTTGCAAATAACAAGATGCTGGAAGATGTGAATATCGGTTGGTTACAGCACATGCGGGCCAAGGCACCGCAACGTGTATTATCCGGCCTCAAGATTGGCGACATGGATGGCGCAGATTATAAAAATATCGATGCTGCCGTGTTTGACCTTGTTGGGGAAGCCATTGACCCATGGCACCGCGAGAGCACAGGACTGCAAGTCATCACAGGTCGATCTTTGATACAGGATAAATATCTGTCACTTGTTGATAGTACAAACGCCCCGACAGAACGTCGCGCATTGGAAAGCCTTATCGCAAATAAAAACCTCGGTGGTTTGAAAACCAAGAGCGTGCCTTTCTTCCCGACAAAAACCTTGATGGTGACCGACCCTAATAATCTGTCGATTTACTATCAGGAAGGATCCCGACGTCGCACGATTGTTGATAATGCCAAGCGTGATCAGATTGAGGATTACCAATCAGTCAATGAAGCCTATGTGGTCGAAGATCTGGGAGCTTGCGCCATTCTCGAAGGAATTCTTGTTCCAAATGCCGCGGGTGATGCCTGGGTTTAATACTCAAGATTAACAATCACCGATAAAACTCCGAGGGGAACATCATGAGTATCATCCGAAGTCATTTTAATAAGGTCACGGCAGAGAAAACTGCCGTGATCGCAAAAGAAAAAGGACAAACCGTCACTGACGGTAGTCCTGCCAATAATATGCTGGTCCGATTGCGGTCTGATGAATTGAACTTGAAACAGATCAAATCTCAGCAGACCAAGATAGAGATGAAACGCGAGTTTCTACCAGAATACGAAGCTTACGTTGATGGCATGATTTCATCTGGTACCGGATTGCAAGATCTGGTTGTAACAACGGTCATGATCTGGCGACTGGATGTTGGCGATCTCAAGGGGTGTTTACAGCTTGCTGAATATGTTTTGGCACATGATTTGAAATTGCCAGACCGTTTTAACCGTGATGCTGCGACCTTTATTCTGGAAGATATCGCGACGCTTTGTGAAAACTCTAAACCGGAAGGCGACGAAGCCACTGCATTTGTCGAAGCCCTGCAGGATGCCTTGTTGCTGACCGAAAATGCAGACATGCCGGATGAGGTTCGAGCCAAGGCATATAAGCAACTGGGGTATCTGGTTGAAAAACAAGATCCGGCACTGGCATTGGAACACTTGAAAGCGGCATTTGAGTTTGATCCAAAGTGCGGGGTGAAAACCAAAATTACCAGTCTGGATAAGGTTCTGAAAGCCATAGAACTTTCAAAAAATAAACAGGCCGCAAACAAGAAATAACACTTTCGGGGAAGATCTTTTCACCATCCCTGTACCTTTGTTTTTTTGAAGAGGTTCCCCCCGGTGCGACGGCGACAGACAAGGCGTATTTTCTCCCGAGATACAAATTCTCTGTCCCGTCGCCAGTTTTGGCCCGGTTTCAATTAATTCGATTTATTTCCGGGCACAGTTAAACAGGAAACCAGATGTCTACTTTTGTCCCAAATAAACATATCACCCCGGCGACAGATGAGACGGTTTCCAATGACGGGTTTTATCCTAACCTTTCCCTGGACGAGTTTAGCAAGCACATGTCTGTGGGCAAGGACAACGATGTTACCAGACTGACCGCAATCGTAACCGAGGCCATGATCGAAATTAATCGCAGCCTGATGACATGGCGCGAAGGTCAATCTGGTTTTGCATCTTTGGATCTTGTGCCGGCGATTATGTATGGCGAGACATCAGAAAAGGTCTTTCTTTATCAATCCGCCGTCTTTAACCGTGCCCGGGCTTTGTTGGTCGAAACCCGTAAGGATTACGACAGCACCAAATCAGGGCGCGACAAGGCGGATCAAATCGAATTGCCGGCGGATGATTATTACCGGGCATCAACCGAGGCGTTAAACCGTCTGATTGACCGCCCCAGATCAACCATAGAGCTGATCTGATGATACAAAAATCGACAGCTACCGAAATCAAAATCATCAGTCAACAAAACGACAATATCGATGCGATCTGTCACCGCCATTATGGCACATCTGCGATGGTAGAGGCGGTGTTGGAACGCAATCGCGGTCTTGCCGATTATGGTCCGGTCTTACCGATCGGTGTGGAAATTATTTTACCAGCCAAAGCTCTGGGGCAGGAACAGGCTGAAAAACAAACGATCAAGCTATGGGAATAAGGATGGATAAGCTCGCCACCACTGCGTCGTATGCCTCTGCCGGCATCGTTTCAATATTTGGGTTTAGCGTGAACGAATTTGTCGCTCTTGCCGGGATCCTGCTGGGGATTGCCACTTACCTGACCAACCTGATTTACCGTCATCTTCACTACAAGCTGGAAAAGGGAAAATCCGATGTCGACAGTAAAGGATAAGTTCATTAACCGTGTGATCGATCTGGAAGGCGGCTATGTCAACAACCCTGATGATTCCGGCGGCGAGACGAATTTTGGCATCACACAACAGGTCGCCAGAAACTATGGCTATAGCGGGGATATGCGGGTTATGCCACGAACCCTGGCATATCGTATCTATGCGGATCTCTATTGGAATTCCTTGAAACTGGATGATGTTCTGCCTCTATCTGAAAAATTGGCAGAAGAAATGGTTGATACAGGCATCAATATGGGTGTTGGTCGTGCTGGTAAATTCCTGCAAACCTGTTTGAACGCTTTGAATTTGCGCGGTGAGCTCTATGACGATCTCAAGGTGGATGGCGGTGTGGGCCCGGTCACATTAAAAGCCCTGTCCGAGTTTTTAAACTGGCGGGGACAAGACGGGGAAACCGTCTTGCTTCGGGCCATGAATGCCTTGCAGGGTGCGTACTATATCGAGCTTTCACAAAACCGCCAAAAGGATGAAACCTTTGTCTATGGCTGGCTGTTAAACCGCGTCGCCTAGGGAATTAATCATGTCATTTGATCCAATATCCGCAGTCTTTGGTGTTGCCGAAAAGGTTATCGAACGGATCTGGCCAGACCCGGGGCAACGTGCCGAAGCGTTGCAGAAGATGAAAGAGCTGGAACAACAGGGCGATCTCGCCTTTCTGAATGCAGAAGTGCAGTTGCTAACCGGTCAGCTTGAAATCAACAAGATGGAAGCCAAACACGGTGGCAAGTTCAAAGGGGGCTGGCGACCAATGGTTGGATGGATCTGCGCCTTTGCCCTGGCCTATAAGTTTATTGTCTATCCCTTCCTTATTTTTGCCGTTCAAATCTCTGCATTTTATCTCGATGGTCAGTTATTCCCGGTCGATAATTTGCCCGTTATTGAGTGGGCAGAACTGTCAGTAATCCTTATGGGGATGCTTGGCATCGGCGGGATGCGATCTTTCGAAAAAACAAGATCAGAAAAGAATAGCGACAAGTCATGAAAAAACTGACTGATCTCCGGACTTTCCTTCTGGATCATCCCATCGGTATTGAGGCAGAGAATCTGCTGACCTTTGCCGAAAAGGGAGAGACGGAATACAATTTCGATCCCGATGATAAATCGTTTCAGATTTCCTATGATGCCAACCTTGTCCTGACGGATTTTGTTGGTGATTTTAATGCGGTTCTCTTTGTGTTGCAGGATTGGCTATACCATAACCAACCAGACCTGAAGCCCGATGCGGTTAAGTTCCACATTGATATTCTGGATCACAGAAGATCCGATGTTTCGCTGTTGGTAAGTCTTAGCGAAGATATCCAAGCCACAGAACAGGATACCGGACACGAACTGACAAGTCTGGATGAGCCTAATATTTATAATATCGGCATGCCATACACGCCTGAAGAAGAATCAGAACAGTCTGATTAATGCCGGATAAACGCTTTATCAAAGACCTGAAAACATTTGATGGCTGGATGGAAGGGATCATCACCAGTCTGTCCCCGGCCCGCCGACGGGTGTTGTTCCGGACCATTGCCAAGGATCTGCGCCAGAGCAACCAGAAACGGATTACTAAACAGACTGATCCCGATGGCAATGTATGGGATGCACGAAAATCCCAAGGGGGAAAAGCTGAAGGCGGGGATAACGGTTCAGGACAGGTGCGTAAAAAGAAAAAGATGATGATGGGATTACGAACCGCCCGTCGGATGAAATTCACAGGAGATGCAGACGGAGCAGAGGTTGGTTTTTCTGGCCGTAACGCAAAAATAGCCGCTGTTCATCATTTAGGGGGGATGGATTTTGTTGATCCCGAGAGTACAACCAAAGTCCGTTATCCTATTCGTCAATTATTGGGGCTGACAAAAAACGATCATAGTCTGATCCACTATCGCGTTCTGGACCATTTACAATCCGGTTTATCCTAGTCTTGTAACAGTTGGTTTGTCTGGAAACCAACTCTCATCGTGATGACATGGTTTTTGATGCTCCGCATTATATTGCGTATGAGCCATGATTTATCCGAAATTTTACGCATTATTCAAAATCTGATTTGTTACGGCAAAGTCGTAGAAGCAGATTACCCCAATGAAGTGGTCAAGGTCGAGATTTCCGGTCGGGAATCAGCTTGGCTTCGTTGGGCAGAAAACAGTGCTGCTGGCGATAGATCTTGGGATGCACCCGAAATCGGGGAACAGGTTGTAGTCCTTTGTCCCTCTGGAAACCCTGCTAACGGTATAATCGCAGGTGCGCTATTCCGGAACGCTGCACGAGCCCCTGCAAATGATGTTGATATTACCCGTCGTGTTCACGGCGACGGTATGGTCATTGAGCATGATCGCAAGAATAAAATCACCCGTATCAATGCGCTGGATAGTGAAGGAACTCTGGTTCTTGAAGCAAAGAATATCATCTTTCGAACTGGCGAAGGTGGATACTTTCAACGAGATCATCATGGTTATGTTACGCGACTTACCCACCTTGATGGCGTTAATTTTGAAAGTGAAACATGGCTAGATGGGGCAATTATTACTGGTAAGCCAGATAAAGGTTATCATCCCCCTGAAGTCAAAAGCCCCGCCGAAGAGGATGCGGGGATATGATCGGTATGAATACAGCATCAGGTCGAAAACAATCCGGTCTCGGGCATCTAAAACAATCCATCAACGATATACTGTCAACACCCATCGGCACCCGCCTTATGCGTCGCGATTACGGGGCAGAGGTATTTGATCTGATCGATGCCCCGGGTAATCCCTTTAACGCCCAGCGGATCATTGCGGCATCGGCTGCGGCCCTGATCAAATGGGAACCGCGGGTTAAAGTCGATCGGGTGCAATCATCTGTGAATATGGACGGTCGTGCGGAAGTTCTGGTCGAGGGAAAAACAACCGACGGTATCAAGTTTTCCGAGG